TTCATCCGGGAAAAGCTGAAGCCAACGCTGGCGGCGGAGTTCGCCGGGAAGCAGGCGATGATCGTCATCGACCCGGCAGCGTTCCAGCGGGCGCAGACCGACGAGCGCACAGTCGCGGACATATACAAGGCGGAGGGGTTCATGGTGAAGCCCGCGATGACAAACACCCTCGCGGCGCGGCTGGCTGTGGTCGAGAGTTACATGACGCGAACCGTCGAAGGGCAGTCGGCGCTGCTGATCAACCAGAGCGAGACGGAGCTGATCAAGGCGCTGGCGGGCAAGTACCGGTACAAGATCAACACGAAGGGTGTGCAGGACGATGTGCCAGAGAAAAGCCATCCGTGGTCGGACTACGCGGACGGACTCCAGTACGCCTGCCTGCAGCACGATGGCGGGGCAGCATACGGCAGGGCGGTAACGACGGCGCGGAGGGAGATAAAGCCCGCTCCGCTGGCGTGGGCGCGGTGTTGATGCACCGAGATGTGATACAGTAGCGGGAAATTTATCGCAGGGACGAGCATATGGCCGGACTGAACCTCAACGGGATTCTCCCTACCCGCAGTCTGCGGGATATTCTGGAAGACGAGAAACGCGAGGCGGAGCTGCGACAGCAGCAGCCCGGCATACAGTCCCTGGCCAGCCACGTCAAGAAAGTGTGGGAGGCCGCGCGGGTTGCCAAACAGCAGACCGTAGAGCAGCGACTCCTGACGAACCTGCGACAACGCCGGGGTGTGTACGAGCCAGACCTGCTGGCGGAGATCAAGAAAACCGGCGGCTCGGAAATCTACATGATGATCACGAGCAACAAGTGCCGGGCGGCGTCGGCATGGTTGCGTGACACCCTGACCGGTGCCCGGGATGAAAAGCCGTGGATGATCGACCCCACACCGTTGCCGGACCTCCCGCCAAACCTGCACCGTGCAGTATACGATGCAGCGAACCAGAAGGCGATGCAGGTCGAGGCGATGATCGGAGCGCCGCTCACCGAGCAGATGGCCAGGGAGTTGATCGAGCAGGTCAAATCGACCATGATGGTCGAGATCAAGGAGATGGCGAAGGAAGCTGCCGGTCGGATGGAGATGAAGATGGAGGACCAGCTCGAAGAAGGAGCGTTCTCCAGAGCCTTCGCAGAGTTCATCGACGACATCGTGACGTTCCCGGCGGCGTGCGTCAAGGGGCCGACGCTGCGTCGCAAGCCGCGAATGGTGTGGAAGGAGACCACGGTCGGTGAGTACGAGCCGGTGGTGGTCGAGGAGATCGTCCCGACATGGAGCCGCGTCGACCCGTTCAACCTGTATCCCGCACCAAACAGTACCCACCCCGACGACGGAGACCTGATTGAGCGCCACCGGCTGACCCGCACGTCCCTGTCCGAGCTGGTCGGCGTCGAAGGATACGACGATGGCGCGATCAAGGCGGTGCTCGACGACTACGGACGCGGCGGGTTGCGCGACTGGCTGGCTGTCGACTCGTCCAAGGCGCAGGCCGAAGGCAAGTCCGTCTCCGCCGTGATGAACAACCCCGAGGCAGAGATCGACGCGATCCAGTACTGGGGCGCGGTGCAGGGCAAGATGCTCATCGAATGGGGCATGACCGAAGACCGGGGCGAGCCGCTCGACCCGTCCAAGGAGTACCACTGCGAGGTGTGGCTGATCGGACGGTGGGTCATCAAGGCCATCCTCAACTACGATCCGTTCCACCGCAAGCCATACTTCAAAGCGTGCTTCGAGGAAATCCCCGGCGCATGGTGGGGTAACGCACCGCCCGACCTCATGCGCGACTGCGCGAACATGTGCAACTACGCCGCACGGGCGATGGCGAACAACATGGGGATCGCCTCCGGGCCGCAGGTTGGAGTCAACATCGACAGACTGCCGCCGGGAGAAGACCTGACGCAGATGTTCCCGTGGAAAATCTGGCAGTTCACCAACGACCCGATGGGTAGCGCCGCGAAGCCAATGGAGTTCTTCCAGCCGCAGAGCATGTCCGGCGAACTGATGGCGATCTTCGACAAGTTCTCGATGCGCGCCGACGAGGATACCGGCATCCCACGGTACATCACAGGCGACAACGCGGGCATCGGCGGCGCAGGGCGTACGGCCTCCGGCATGTCCATGCTGATGAGCAACGCCGGCAAGACAATCAAACAGGTGATCTTCAACATCGACACCTACGTCACCAAGCCACTGATTGAGCGCCTGTACTTCTACAATATGCAGTACGCGGACGACCCCGACCTCAAGGGCGACGTCAACATCGTTGCTCGCGGGGCCAACAGCCTCGTGGTCAAGGACGCCGCGCAGGTTCGGCGCAACGAGTTCCTGCAGGTGGTGCTCAGTTCTCCCGTCGTGCAGCAGATCGTCGGCATGGAGGGTATCGCCGCGTTGCTCCACGAACAGGCCAAGACGCTGGACATGGACGCCGACGCCATCGTGCCGTCAGCCGAAGCACTCCAGCTCAAGATGTTGGAGGCGCAGATGCAGCAGGGCATGGCCCCGCCACAGCAGCCGCAGGCCGGAGAAGGCGGACGACAGCGCGCGCAGGAAGACCCGCAGCAGAACAAACAGCAGCTCATGACTGGTGAGCCGGTCACCGACAACATGGGGGCCCCCGCATGAGCGCCGAAATCTTCGTAAATGACCAAATTGTTGCGCACGTAGACGACGATGGGTACATCACGGACCTTACCATCGAAGGGCAGCGAATGCACTTTGTTCAGTCGCCACGATGGGACGACCTGCGGTTTCCCGCGCAAGGACTTAACCCGGCTGGTCAGGCCGCGCCACCGACGATTGACAATACCAACTTCCCCGGCACGCTCCTGTTCTCTGGCTCGATTATCAATGGCCAAGGGGGCGTCGCACAGATGCCGCACGCGTGGGAGAAAGGGACGGCGGTTCGCCCACACCTGCACTGGTCGAAGACCACCAGCGCTGCCGGCGGTGTCGTATGGCAGTGGCGGTACACAAAGGCCAATGTTGGCGATGTGTTTGGCGCGTACTCCGCGTGGTTAGACGGCGTGCCGGCGGTACCCCACAGCGATACGGCCAACAAACAGGCGCTTGACGCCTTCCCCGAGCTGGACATGACGGGAAACCGGGAGTCTGCGGTGATTTGTTTTGAGTTTCGTCGCAACCCGACCGTGGGCGGCGATACCTACGCGGCCAACGCCCGGCTGTACGAGTTCGACATTCACTACCAAGCGGGCAAACTCGGCACAGAGACTGAAATTCCGGTTTGAACAGTAGTTTGACTTTTCTTAGGTACATCGCATGAAACAAGCCGCAGAAATCGTATCTGTCCTGTTCCTGTCCCGCGAGCAGGCCCACCGCGCCCACCTCCTGACCAAGAGCTACGAGCAGCATGTGGCGCTCGGCAGCTTCTACGAAGCGGTGATCGACTTGGCCGACAGCTTCGCGGAGCTGTACCAAGGCACCTACGGGCGCATGGACGACATCCCGTACGGCACTCCGCTTACGGGCGCGATTGACGCCGTACTGGAGAAGCACCTCGACAAGCTCGAAGACCTCCGCACTGCGTTCGGCAAGAAGATTTGCGACCGCCCTCTGGAGAACGTGATCGACGAAATCTGTGGCCTGTACGCGACGACGCTGTACAAGCTGCGTTTGCTGCAGTAACTTGACTTCCGTCAGGTATAACTGTACCTTATTTTGTAATCAGGAGGATTTATGGCGTTCAAACCGTTCGAGAAGTCAAAAGCAGACCGTGAGCCCAAGGGCATGAAGGAGGGTTCCCGCAAGGAAGAACGCCTCGACGCCAAGCAGGTGAAGGGTATTTCCCCCGCCGGCAAGGGCGTCGCGCCGAAAGGCAACCCATTCGCCAAGGCGTCTCCCGTCGGCCTCAAGTGCGGCGGTCCGGTGAAGAAAATGGCCACCGGCGGCGCTGTCAAGAAGGGAAGCCGTGGCTGCTGACAGATCGCTCGTCGCCTGCCAGATGAAACTGAACGGGCTGGAGGAATTCAGTCCGTACAAGAAACACTTGACCGAGCTGCGCGACAAGTATCGCGCGCTTAACGATACGATAGTTGCTGAGTCCGTGTTCCGGCAGTATCAGGGCCGCATTCAGCAGCTCAATGATTTGCTGGAGGAACTGGAGCGGTCCGCCGCGCTGGCCTCCAAAATTGGTGCGGCCTAGAGCCGCTTAATGAGTAGTAGCCCGTAACGTGATGCAAACCCTAGAGATAGCTTGCTAAACGTCGTTCGGCACGAAAAGGAGACTTTTGTGAGTGCATTGCCCAAGCAGATTCAAGCCCAACTAGACCAAGCAGACGCACTGCAGGCCGAGATGGACGCCGCTGCCGCTCCCCAAGAGGGGAACCCGGAAGCCACGCCCGCCGCCACGCAGCCTACCTTGCAGTTGGTAGAACCCCCGGAGCAAGGCGCTCAAGTAGCGCAGCCTGAGTATGCGGTACTGGAGCAACGCTTTCGCGTGATGGAAGGTAAGTATAAGGCAGAGGTGCCAAGGCTTATCGAACAGAACCGGACGCTTACCGAGCAGTTGGACCGTGCCCTGGCGGCACTGGACACCAAGGCGAAGGAAACTCCTCCCGAAACGAAGCTCGTTACAGATGCCGACATTGAGGCATATGGTGATGATTTGGTGGATATGGTGCGCCGAGCCGCGCGGGAGGAGTTCAAGACTCTGTCCGAAGCGTTCTCAGCCAAACTTGACCAGCGGTTCGGTGACGTCGCGGCAAAAGCCGACCGTGCCGAGAAGCAGGCGGTCAAGTCTGAAACGGACAAGTTCTGGGACGCGGTCAACGCAGCGCACCCGGACTTCGACGCCGTCAATGTTGACGCGCGATGGGATGCGTTCCTGGATACCAATGTTCCGGGAACCCGCTTTACCCGCCGCGCAGTTGCCAACGACGCGCTGAACCGTTTCGACGCCGGTGTGGTCGTGGAGCAGCTTACTGCTTTCAAGGACTCCATCGGTGTTGGCAAAGCCGCCCCCACCAGAGCGAAGCCGAACCTCAATAGTCAAGTTGCCCCGAGCAGCAGCAGATCGTCCACGCCCCAAGCCGAAGGTGCCTCGCGCATCTGGACGGGCAAGGAGTACGCTGACGCCCTCGACCACCGCAACGGACAACGCATGGAGCGCGCAGAGTATGAAGCGCTGATTGCGGAAGCTGAGACGGCGTTGGCCGAAGGTCGCGTGCGATTCTGATGTTGTCAGGGGCCGTGAACCACGTGAAACTTTAGGAGAAATAGCTCATGGCTACCATCACCGCTGGTGCGGTCTACCCCGTAGGCTCCCCGTTTAATACCTCGCCGGCCTACTCCGGCACCTTCATCCCGACCATCTGGTCGAGCAAACTGAATTAACCCTTGGGTTTGTGTTCAGTATAAATTGGTTCTAAATAACGGGAACGCGGTGCCGAGGCACTGAAAACCCGAGGGAAGCGTAAATACTTAGGAGCAGCCGGATGGCAACGCTAAGTGAGAAATACGTAGCAGGGTTCTTTGACGCAGACGGAAGTGTTAGCGTGGTGTTCGTGGCAGACTGCAAGACGCCGCAACTACGCATCAATTTCAGTCAAGCAACCCTACAGGATGAGGTACTTCATCGAATCCACATGGACTGGGGCGGGTGTATCAGCTACGACTTTGTAAAAGGCGTTAGCTACACCAAGCTCTCGTACAGCGGCAACCGCCAATGTATGGCCATCCTCAACAGGATTCGTAAGTTTCTGGTCATCAAGCGGCATTATGCTGATGTGTGTCTGGATGTAGCGAGTCGTCAGATAGAGCGCGAAGAAATCCCCCGCGTTCGTGAGTATCTGAAGATTCAGCGTAAGCAGCGGTCTCTTCCGCTGCCAAAGCACCCAACGCGCAAGTGGCTTGCAGGGTATATAGACGGCGACGGTTGCGTCTCCGTTACCGCCCTACGCAAGCCATACGGGCAGGCCGCAATGGTTCTCCACATAGCTGCGTCGAACTTCGACACGGAAGGAATAGAGACCGTCCAGAAAGCCTTTGGTGGTGCTATACACGACATGTGTGATGGATGCGTCAAGCAGTTGGCGATTTCGTTACAGGCGTCCAAGATCAAGGAGATTTTCGCCGAGATAGTGGAGCACATGGTAGTGAAGCAGGACCAGATTAGGATCATCCTGAAGTGCGCAGCAATGGGACACCTCCGCGACGGAGAAAACATTAAAGCTGCATTGAAGCACTTGAAAGCGCACCCGCACAGACTGAATGAACCGAAACCAGACGTTGACGCGCTATTTCAGCGCATCCGTGATTTGCCGAAGCAAGAGCGTTCGCCAGAGGAATTGTCTCGGGCTGCGTACAAGGCGCACGAAACACGTAGGGTTATGCGACAGTCGGAGACGGAAAGTAGATGAAGCGGCTACTTTTCGGTAATTGGCAAAGTTCTATACCGCATCGACGTTCGCTGCCGTTTCCAACACCAACTGGGAAGGCGACATCAGCAACATCGGCGACAAGGTTGTGATCCAGAATATTCCGGACATCGCGATCTCGAACTACGTCGTTGGCGCTGGCCTGACCTACCAAGCTCCGACTCCGGGCACCATCGAGCTGACCATCGACAAGGGCAAGAGCTTCGCATTCCAGCTCAATGACCTGCTCGCCATGCAATCGCAGCCGAAGCTGCTCGACATGTTCTCGAACGACGCCGGCATGCAGATGAAGGTCGCTGTTGACTCGAACTGCTTCTACGACACGTTCCTGAACGGCGCTGCCGCCAACAAGGGCGCTACCGCCGGCAAGAACTCCGCCGCGTACAACCTCGGCACTGAAGGCTCTCCGGTCCAGATCACGGGCGGCTCCTCGCTGGCCCTGCTGACCAAGATGTCCGGCGTGCTGGACGAGCAGAATATGCCCGAGTCGGATCGCTTCCTCGTCATCGACCCGCAGACCCGCCAGGATTTGATGTCCTCGAACCTCGCGCAAGCGCAGTTCATGGGCGACAGCAAGTCCATTCAGCGTAGCGGCCAGATCGGCGAGATCGACCGCTTCACGGTCTACGTCTCGAACAACCTGCCGCGCGTCGCCGCCAACGGTACGCTCTGGATTTCCGGTGATGGCACCCAGAGCACCACGGTTGCAACCACCAACGCCAACAAGCGTCGCGTCCTGATCGCCGGCCACAAGTCTGCTGTTACCTTCGCTTCGCAATTCACCAAAACCGAGACCGTGCGCAACCCGTCCGACTTCGGTGATCTGGTCCGTGGCCTGCAGGTCTATGGCACGAAGGTGGTCAAACCCGAAGCGCTGGCTATCGCCGTCGTCTACTAAGCACCGGGGGCTTCGGCCCCCTGCTTTACCTTTTCAGGAGAAACAACATGATTGGATATAACGATTCCGCCGCAGTTGCCATCACCGCTGCCGGCTCCACCCTCGGTACGGCGACTGTCCTGACCAGCAAGTTCAATAAGGTCACTACCGCCGCCGCCTCCACCGGCGTATCTCTGCCGGCTAACGCTGCCGCCGGCGACATGGTCGTCGTCCAGAACAGCGGCGCCAGCGCGCTGGCTGTGTACCCGGCTACCGCTACAGGCACCATCGCAGGTGGTTCCGCCGGCGCCGCTGTTTCGCTCGCCACAACGAACGAAAAGACCCAACACCAGATTTTCATCTGTTGGGGCAATGACGTTTGGACGCGTGTTATCAGCGGCTAACCTGCAGTACAATGATGGGGAGCCTCGGCCCCCCATTTTCATATCAGGAGAACAAAATGTCTTGGACGTATGGCGAAGTAATGGCAGCTCTTGGCGACGAAGCCCAACCGGTACCGGGCGGCATCCTCGTGCATCGCGGCGAGCACATCATGGTCGGTCTATGCCACGGTGGCGGTGGGTTCGACGTTACCCCCGAAGGGCTGGAGATCCTCAACGAGTTCGAGGAGCCGGTTGTTGCGCCGCGCAAACTGAAAGCCAAGGTGGAGCACAAAGCCAAGGTGGAGCACAAAGCCAAGGTGGAGCCGGAGGTCGAGGAGCTACCATCGCTCGACGAAGTCAACCTCGGTGACTGAGGCGTGACCCTCACTGTCATTGATGGCAAGGTGTACGTGAACAACGTGTACCTTTGCTTTGTGGAGGCCGGAAATGG